TTCATAATTTGATACTGATTGACCATCTGCGTCATCACTATTTACTTCTATTACATGGTCAAAATTACCTGGTCCGTCTTGTGTTGTACTACCACTTGATTGCACCTTTTCATAGTGGTGTATACCTGCTGGGTTGGTATATTTGTCTTTTACATATGCCTCAAATGCCTGGTCAGTCATAGGCCAGTCATAAAACCTATCTGTAACATCATTCATTAAACATATTACCCAAAAATAATCTGTACTACCAAAATGTTTATATGATATACTTTCTGGTGTATCACCTGGTACTACATCATAAGTTGCATATAAGGCAAGATTATCTTTTATACCATCTTTTACTTTAAGTCTTCTAAAAATATCTGTTACAAGTTTAGGGTTGCCAGTATTAGCAATATCATATAGTCTTTTAGGAAATGTTTCAAAGTATTTTGCCATTAGTATCCCTCAGCTATTTGTGCTTTTGTTAATACAGTTGTTTCTGTAAATGTTAATGTCATTGATATATTTACAGGTGCTGCTCCCTCGCCGTCAAATTGTCTAAATGTTTGAAAGTTATCACCACCATAATCTACTTCAACACTATTACATACACATCTACTTAATTCATATAGGTAATTATTTTTTTGGTCATTATAAGCATAGTGTATTTCAAACTCTGATGGCACTCTAAAATATCTACCACCTGTTGCTTCATCTAACTCGGGGTGCATATGAAATTTAAAAAACTTTATTATCTTTTGTATTGTTTGTGCCTCTTGTCTATTTCTTGCAATTAAATTAAATGTATAACTAAACTGTCTAGGATTAATTTTTTCAAATACTGCCTCACTAAAATTATTTTCAGCAGTAGCAGTAACTTTTGTTATTGCACCACCTATATCACCTAGACCAGCTGCCTCACCAACACCTATTGCCATTTTTCTAGCAGCTGTTAACATACCACCACCAATACCTTTTAAAAACTCTGATACCATACCTTCAGTATTTGGTGACGACATTGCTCTTGATACTGTGCCTGCCATCATTCCTGCAAGACCTAATTCACTATGACCTGTTTCTGCACTATAACTTGCCTTAATACCTGGTGGCATATACAATGCAACACCACCTGTTACGGTACTATGTGTTTGTAAACCACCTGTCAATACACTATTAGCTGCTGGTTTACCAATCTTAATTTGACTGCCACCTGCTCTATCTAATAATATACCTTTACTAGAATATTTTGTGCCAGTTTTTACAGTTCGTCCTGCACCTTGTGTTTCATATATATCTTCACTATCAATTGATACACCAATCTTATCATTAAATTCTTTGTCTGCTGTTAGTGATTTATTATTTGATATTGAATAGAATATCATATAATGCCCACCATCTGTGCCTAGGTCTTCTGGAAACTGTATATGTTGAAACTCTAAAGGGTTTTTTGTTAAGTGTGCTGTTGGTGATTTACTATGGTCTATCTCTAATGGATTTCTTTTTAACAAATCCACAGCTGCCTGTTTAGGGTGTGCTGATATACCCTTACCACCACCTAGAAAGTGGTTGGCTGCTGATAGTAACTGTCCTAGTTTAATTGATGGCATATAAATAATCCTAACTATTATGTAATATTTATAAGAGAAATGACAATGGCATACAAAGGAATATATAAACCAACCCACCCTAAAAAATACGCTGGTGACCCTAATAAAATCGTATATCGGTCTAATTGGGAGCGTAAGTTCATGGTATATTGTGATAGAAATGATGACATAATTTATTGGGCAAGTGAAGAATTAGCAATACCATACTTTAGCCCTATTGACAAGAAAGTTCATAGATATTTTCCTGACTTTATCATAAAAACAAAACAAGGCAAGCGTTTTATGATAGAGATTAAACCTGCCAAATATCTTAAACCACCAAAACCTGGCAAGAGAAAAACAAGAAGATTCTTTGGTGAACAAGTTGAGTTTATTCGTAATCAATCTAAATGGAAAGCTGCCGTTAAATATTGTGAAGACCAAAATATGCAATTTAAAATATTTACTGAAAAAGAATTGGGTATCTATTAATCGTATAAATCAAGTCTAGCGTTTTTATCGTTTGTACCTGTGTCTTCACTCATATGAGTTTGATTTGCTGATACTGTATTTACTTTGGCACCCTCATTTACAACATTTACACTACCGCCACCTGTAGGATTACCTGCACCTACAAACTCTGCACCTGTATTATTTAATTCACCGCCTGTTGCACCGCCTGTTGTTGTATCACCTTGTTCTATTGTAGCAGGCACAATTCTTTTTACCATAAATCCATCCTCAGTAGGTACTATTTGTGCTTCATCTTCTTTTAATGTACCATCATTTATAGCTGCTACTGCAACCTGTTTAGCGTCGCTGTTTGTACCCATAACTACCGGGTCGCCATTCATAGTCAAATTATTATTGTTATCAAAACCATAGTCTATCAGATTGCCTGTTTCTATTTGATTTACTTCACCCTCAGCAGCTGCTGTTTCTCTTTTTGCTATGATTGCCTCTTTCATCTCTTTTGCTTTACCACCAATGAAAGGTATATTTTCTACTGATTCTAATATACCAATAAGTAAGTTATCAAATAACTCACCTATTTTTCTAAATGGTGCCATTGCAAAATCAATTATTTGGTCTTTTATTTCTGTAAATTTATCTGAAATACCTTTTGATATTTCTGCCATTTTTTCAGGCACGGTCACCACAACAAAATCTTTTGCTTTTGTAAATAGACCTACAACTTCATCTTTTATATTTGTAAACCATGTAGTTATACTATCTTTTATTTCTTGCACTTTGGTAGGCACCGTAATAACAAAAAAGTCTTTAACTTTTGTAAATATACCTTTTACCTCAGTAACAATATCAGTAAACCATGTAGTTATACTATCTGTTATTAATTGCACTTTTTCAGGTATTGTAATTACAAAGAAATTTTTAATTCTAGTGAATAAATCAGATACATTATCTTTAATACTTGTAAACCACTCTGTTACGATTGTCTTGACTTCAGCAAACTTCTCTGGCACAGTTATTACAAAAAAGTCTTTTATCATACCAAAGAATTCACTTATTTTATCTTTTATCTTTGTAAATAAATCAGTAATAAAGGTTTTAATTTCTTCTATTTTTTCTGGAACAGTAATTGTAAAGAAATCTTTTGCACCTTGTACAAATTCTTCAAACTTTTCAGGAATAGTTATTGTAAAAAAGTCTTTAACATTATTATATCCGCCTTTAATACCATCTATTATTGCAACTATTGTCCCTGCTATTTCTTTACCAAACTTTTGTAAAAACTTTGCAATACCTAATAAACCAAATATTAATCCACCTTTTACTAGTAGACCTTTAAAACCACCTGCACCCATAAGTTCTTTTGTTTTTTCTTGTGCTTTTGCAAAAAAACTTTTATTATCACCACCTTTGTCAACTGGAGGTGGTACTCCATCACCAGCGACTTGGTTTAAATCTTGTGCCTTCTCTTGTTTATCTATTTGTTCTTTTTCTAAACTATTACCTTCAGCAAATTTATCAACTAAAGAATATATACCATCTCTAATATCCTCTAATACAAACATCATACTATCAAAAGGATTTAATGCTTGAACATCTCCACCAGGTATAGATGGTACTAATGCTCGACTTTGTGGTATCATAGCATTGGCATTATTGCCAATTGCTTGACCTATGTCTTTTACTGATTCATCTTTTAGTGATAGTTGTAAATCGTCCATTTATTACTTCTTTTTAGGTATGCTTGCACCTGGTTTACCAACATATAAACCAAAAAAGGCTGCGCCTGCACCAACAATAGTTGATATAAACATTGCTTGAGCATTTGTTGGTTCTGGTATTGTCATAAACCAAGTTATTGATTTATAAAATGCGTATATGTACGCTAACATAATTAATCTAGGTATTAATCTAAATTTATCTAATATGCCTGCTGTTTTATTGTACCAAGTAGGTTCTTCATCTGGTGATTTTGCCACCAAATCAGTTTTATCTAATTCGTACTCACGAGCAGTTTCTTTTACTTTTACTTTTTCCATTATCGCTTCCTATTATCTCTCTCTCTGCGTTCTTTTTCCTCTTTGAGGTAATTAACTAATAACGAAACATACACCTCCCTCTCCCAAGGTAACATATCTTCTAATTCACTTAACGAATATTTATGATGTTGCATTAAAGCAAAGTTTGTTTCATAATAATTCGTTAACGAATCATGTGAGAGGGCTAGGCGAAAAAACTTGCTAGTCCCTTTAATGTAACCTCAGACTCAACATTTGTCTTAGGGTTTTTCACTTTTAATTTATGCTCTAATCTTGGCATACTGTTATAAAAAGCTGTTAACTTTTTCATCTGGTCAGCAGTCAAGTTTTCTAAAAATTCATCTAATTCTTTTTTAGTTGAATCTTTAGCAAGATAAACTTTATCTCCCTCATAGATTTGTTCTATTGAGTTTGCAATCATTTTATAAGTTTTTTCAATGTTAATGTCACCTGTTAATGTGTCGCCATCAATATCTCTTAGTGTAGGATATTTTAATACAACACCTAATTTTCTACTTTCATCCACAACAATATTGTTTGAATGGTCATCATCAACATAGACCTCGATTTTAGATAAATCAACCTCTGCGTCTGCATAAGTTTTACCGTCATCTGGACATAAGACTTTTACTTTTGCAACTTCACCTACTGACTTTGACCGTATTTGTAAAAATACATATTCAATATCAAACATAGGATAGTCTTCAGCGTTCATCTCACCAAATGTACATGATTTAACTATTTCTTTAATGGCGGCAATCATTTCTTTTGATTCACCGGACTCCATTGCCATCAATAAAACTTTTTCCTCTTTTACAAGAAAAGGCCTGTATTGAATGGTCTTTTGTTGTGATGGTAACACCAACTCATATTTCGCCACATTGGCTAATGGTAATGCCATAATTTACTCCTTTATAATTTATAGTAACGGCGGGAATACTTTACCGTTAAATACTGCACCAATTGGTACTCTTTGTTTGATAACATTTACTGCGTCCCTACCTGCTCGTCTTAAATCAGGTGGTAACTTTTGTAAAATATTACCAATCAATCCCCTATCAGCACTAACAACTTCTGGTTTCTTAAAACCACCACCAATAGTATAATTGCCTACTTGGTCTAGTGTTAAGTTTTGCCAGTTTCTAAATGCTAGTGAAACTGAAATCTTTTGTATTTCATCATTTTGACCTTGACCATATGTAACTGCACTTATTGTTTTAGGAAAACACTCGAACAAGTGTACGCCATATGATATCCTATCTCTATCGGCATTTTCAGCAAATGCACCTAGTTGATATATTCTAACTGCACCAATGTAATCTTCATAAAAATGTACATTGTTTGTGCCTTGGTCAAATGCAGCTTTTTGCCACATTTCAAAAAAACTTCTTTGTCTTAAAAATTTATCACAATACATAGACATTGTAATCTCTCCGCTAAAACTATGTCCTGTAACTACTTGTCTTCTTGGTCCATAAATTTTATAATCAGTAGTATCTAATGTTCTACCAGGCATATCAACATTTTCTACAAATGCTCTAAGACCTCTTTGTATTTGTGTTTCTCTTTGCATTGTGCCTTCAAGTGTACTATTTTGTATTTCTTCTTCAAATAATATCTCACCGTCTGTTTCATCACTATTATATTGTACACCTCTAGGCAATACAAAGTCTACCATAAATCTATTTGGTTTTGCAAAACCCTCACCTTGTGCAATTGTAGATATAACACGACCCATAGTGGACTCTGGATTACCACCCATAGTTCTTTTTAATCTTCTATCACCTTCAACATTATCAAGTGACCTATCTCTAGGTATTCCTACTCTAATGTCAAAAGGACCTATTCGTCTGCCGCCTCTTAAAATTGCCATTGTTCTTTATGCCTTTTTATATTATTTATATTGTTTACCATTATATTTTTCTTCTACTATCAGCAAATACGGAACCTAGACTTCTTTTCTTAAATTGTGCTACTGGTAGATAAACTGCTATTGCCATTTCATCTACATCAATTCTTCTAAAACCTGATTGAACATTACTATACAAATATTTCTTTATTGCTGGTCTAATTAAATTTATACTAGATACATCACCATATCCTGCAAGTAATTTAGTAGAGCTATCAAACTTAGAATTTGTAGCAAACTTTTGTAATCTTTCTAACAATCTAAATCTTAGAGGGTATGGTAGATAGTGAAAATTTAAACCCATAAAACCACCTTTAATTGATTCTAATGGCAATACTAATGGGAATGTATCATAAAATGGTAATGTTCTTTTATACTTAGGGTCATATACAAATAAGTTCATACGACCTGCACTAGGTCTAGCGTTTATTCTACCTTGACTTAATAGTTTTTGTTGTGATACTTTATCAACTATAAGAGATACAGCGTTACGGTACCATGAGGCACCTCTCAAAGCATTACCTTGTAAATCTTTTAGTGGTTCAAATATGTTCTTAGCCATGCCACTATTTATATGAGTTCCAATAAAAAACCCACCGATATTGCTACCGGTGGGCTAAATGTTGAAGCGGAGAGATTTACTCTTCCTCTGCCAATTTACTGAAATAATCTAATGTATCATCATCTGAATCATCAATTTTCATTTCACTTGACTTCGGTTGAGCGACTTCAGCACTTTTCATGGTACCGTTGGATTGAGGCGGGAGGTCTGCTGTTTCCACGGTCTCCATGCTTCGTGCTCCTGAAATTGTCCTATTCAGTTTCTCTTTGAGTTCGTCATAGGTTTTAAAATTCTCAGCAGCCACGAATGGTTTTAGAGGATATTGTTTCGACCAAATTGCCTTGATGTCTTCATCTGACTCTTTGATTTGAGAAACACCCTCAAATTCTGACTTATCATAATTCCAATAGCCATCAACTTTTCTTAGTTTTAACTTAAAGTTAGCACCTTTCCAAAAGTCAAATGGATTAATTGGTTTCTCATCTTCAAAAGCAGGTTGCATTGCTTCTGTTATCTTGTCAAAAATTTTCTTACCAAACTTAAACAAGAATACTTTACCCTCGTTTTCAGGATGTTTTGGGTCTGACACCATATAGATGTTACTATAATAGGAAAGTTTTCTCTTTCTTTTTCTAGCAATCTCTTTATCACTATCAACACCAGTATTCCATAATCTAGTATTCTCTTCCGACACCGGGTCTTTTTGACCTAATGTAGTTAAAGAGTTTTCAATATACCAACCACCTTTGTCTTGAAATGCGTGTGACCACACTCTTTGCCACGGCATATCTTCGCCATTAGCTGCTGGTAAAAATCTGATAACAGCATAACCATTACCAGTTTTATCCATCTCTGGTTTCCAGAAACGGTCATCTTGATATTTATTTTTGTTTGCTTGGTCCTCTGGTTTTAGATTTTGTTCCAGAGCTTTTGTGAGTTTGTCAAAATTACTTGACGAGCTTTTTAATGTTTCGAAATCCATATTATTCTCCTTGTATTAATCGTATTTCGTATTTGTGTTACCTGTATTATCGGTATCATTATTATTTATAAGAGTTTTTAGTTT